TTCACATCCTCAGGTATTGTTGTGGTCCAAAGACCAGGACTGGCTGAACTAGCTATTGCGATGGATTTATCACCACCAACAACACCAACAAAGTTTCCTTTATGGGTGGTCAGGTATTTAAATATTGGTACAGAAGTTCCGTCAGATCCAACCAAGGTCCATGCAGTTCTTTCCTCTAAAGAATCAAAGCTGTAATAGACCGGTGACTTGTAATACCACCAGCTGACAATACCAGAACCTCTGGCCATATCATAAGCTCCACAGGTCATGGCATTATAAGCACCCGGACAATAGCCAGCATTATGCCAGGTGATGCCATCAAATGAAGCGATGACATTGGCAAGGCCCACAATCTTGGCAATGAACACACCACCCCCTGCATAGAGAATCTCCGGCTGACCATAGCTCCACCATGGAACGCTAACCACGGTCCACTGCTTTGTGGTCTTATTCCAATAGGACATATAAGGGGTCTTTGCATAATAAACTGCGATTTGTGCATTGCCATTATCGTAGACGTTAATCTGCTTCTCACTGCCATACTGGGTATAACCAAAGTTGTTGTAGTATTTCTTGGTCCAGCTCAAAGTTGGAATGGTAAAGAGGACCTCGCCACGTCCTCCAAAGGCTGTCCAGATGGCTAAGGTATTATTAAAGATATGATCATAGCTCACGGATTCAGCCCTCCTTTATACTTTTGTTACGCTGGTGATTCGTCCACCGCTATCCACTGTGTAGTTATATGTCGCTGTTGTTCCATCTGCATATTCAATATAAAAACTCATCATATCCACTGTTAAAGTAGAGACTTCCTTTAAGAGAAGCTCCGAGAAAATGTTATCCAGGGTGATGCTTGTAATACGTCCTCCGCTATCTGTGGTGTACTGATACTGGGCATGATATTGATGAGTATCGCCCTTCTCCACGGTGTAGGTCACATCAATTGTGGTCTCATTCACCACCAGATTTGAAACGATGGTATAGGACACCCCCAGGTCGTTCACCTGTGTTTGAATGTCATCTACTGAGCTTCCCACATTATTTAATGAACTTTCTATCCGATAGAAGGTATCTGAAATACTGGGTCTGTATCTTCCGACCTCTACACGGATGTTGTACCGGTAAAAGGGATTGTATTCCAAGGAGATGATCCTCGTCTTCACGTTGATTCCTAGGGGATTAAAAACAATCTGTACATTGTCTCCTACAGCAAGGTTCAAAAGCTTAAAAAATGATATGTCATAAGAAGATGCATTTTCCCTGGAATCATGGGATACTGCCACGTTGGTGACATTCTTTGAATCCATCACCGGAATATAGTTGGTACTTCCCCTATGACTTCGAATGTTGATGTTGTAACCCTCGTACTCAATCTCCCCGCCAAGGATGGCAATGTACTGCATCAGGGCAGCCCTTCTTGAGACTTCCTGATTGATCTTCATGGTGACACTTTCTGTATAGTCAACAACACCCACATTAAAAGGAGTTCCTGAAAGAACTTGAGCAAGTCCTGCAGCCGGATCACCTGTGAAATCAAACTCAGTGATGTTATACATCTCATGGTTCAGGACATAAGAGACATGCTCGCAGATCACTGAACAAATGGGAAGGCTGCCCTGAAGGCTCTTTGATATCTGTACTATTTCAAAATACTGATCATCCAGCTTGGCGATCTGTTTTACCTTAAGTGCCAGCGCTGACTTTGCAAGTACCGTGAATGAAAGAGTATATTCTCCTTCCAAAGTTTCTCTGACATTAGCACTCATAACTTTTTTGATGCTTTGAAGAAGCGTACTTCCTGCATAAATTTCAATCAAGGCTTATCCCCCCTTTCTGTTTTATGATCCTGCCACTCCGAGATTTCTAACAGTGACCGTATTTTGATTCCACTGTAGTTGTGCTATGACTCTTGTTAGAATATTTCCGTCAATAGTAAGTGGAATGGTCACATCAAAGACTGCACCTTCTGAGCCTCCAAGACTTCCTGACACTTGAGAATTCAGGTCTAAATCAAAATCTGTAGGAATAGCTCCCTGCATATCCTTTTCCACACCACTCATGGCTTCTGAAAAACCCTCGCCTATACCTTCACTCATATTGGCACCAATCCCGGCGAACACTTTAGAAGGAGAATGGATTCCAAGAACGCCTTTAACCCCTTTAACGATGCCACTGACCATGCTGTCTACTTTTCCTTTTAGCCATCCAATCATTGAGTGTATTCCATCCCATAAGCCTTTTGAGATGTTCTTTCCTACGTCTTTCACAGAAGGTATTCCTTTGGTGAAGCCTCCTACTATAGAAGTAATAATCTGTGGAAGCTGAGCAACAAGTTGAGGTATTGCACTTATTAATCCTGATGCTAACTGAAGAGTTATTTGAACTCCCATATTAATTATTGTCGGAAGATTATTTGCTATGAATAATATTATAGTGTTTATGATCTGAGGCAGTGCTTCTATCAAATCAGGCAGTGAGTTTAAAAGTCCTTGAGCCAGCCCGTTTATAATCTGAAAGGCTGCATCAAGGACAAGATCTAAGTTATTAATTAAAGTTTCAGCTATTAGTATCACCGCTTCTACCATTGAAGGAACTAACTCAGGTAGAGATAATCCTATCCCTTCGCTTAAAGCTGTAACTAGCATTATTGCTGCTTCAATTAAAAGGGGCAGGTTATCTATGAGTGCCTGTATAATAGTCATTACCGCCTCCACTCCTGCAGGGATAAGTTCCGGTAGCAAACTGAGTAATGTTCCAAGTACCTGACTAAATAAATCGGTTACTGTGGTTAACAAAAGAGGTAAAAGCTCCCCAATAGCTACTATGATACCATCCATTGCTGGAGGCAGAGCAACTACTATATTTTCAATTATAGGAACTATGTTTTCTACTACCGACTGGAAAGCATCTACTAGATTTTGAGTTAAGTTAGTCATATCAGCATCTGCATTACCAAGACCGGCTGTGAAGGATCCAAGAGCAGCTTGAAGTAATCCTATTGATCCAGTTACCGTTTGAGTAGATTCTTTCGCGAAGTTGCCGGCATATTGGTCTGTGTTTTCAAAGAACATCTGCATGGCAACTTCAGCTTTTTCTGCCTGTGTAGCACTTGCCCATGTGAAATCCAGTCCTTTAGCAAGAGCATAAGCTTCAACACTTGTAGCATTCATAGCAACTCCCAGATTATCCATCATGGTAAAGTTGCCTTTAGCTGCTCCTGCTACAGAATCAAGAGCCATCTGCATATCAATCCCCATAACAGAAGCCATATCTGCTGCCCTTTGCATAGCTTTTTCTGTAAGTTCAAGACTTTTTTCCTGGTCAACTCCGGAGCCTTGAAACAATGCACCCATCTTATTTGCTGTAGCAAGGTACTGACTTTGAGAAACTCCTAAATTTTTATATGCTTCTTCTCCGGTCTTTTGTATGGAATCTGCATATTTTCCAAATACTGCTTCAGAGCCTCCTAGGTTTTGCTCAAGCTCTCCGAACTGCTGAACTACTTCTTTCCCTATTTTAACTGCAGCTGCTCCTGCAGCTAAAGCAACAGAACCCATGGCAAAACCCATGCCTTTAAGGATACCGCCCATATTCTCAAATCTATTACCGGCATTTTCAGCTGCTTTTCCAGATTTGTCTAGATTGGCTTCTAAATCTTTAGCTTCCTTAGCAGATTCATCCAATTCTCTTTCCATCTTGTTAAGGTCTGCATTGGCATAGTTTAACTGAGTTCTCCAGGCTTTTGTTCTCTTGTCGTTTTCTCCAAAAGAATCAGACGCATTTTTTAGGGCTGATTCTAAAGTTTTAATCTTATCCTTTTGTGCATCTATTTCTTTATTTAGAACTTCGTTTCTGGCAGTCACAGCCTGGATGGATTTATCCTGCTTGTCAAACTGGGATGTAACCAGCTTCATCTCAGAGCCTAAAACCTTGAAGTCTCTGTTGATTTCTCTTAAGGCATTCTTAAATTCCTTCTCCCCTTCAAGACCTATCTTCAGTCCAAAATTATCAGACATATCTACTCACCCCTCTTTTTAAGCATGAAAAAAGACACCTCCTTGGAAGTGCCTCTTTTATGATATTATTAAATTATATTATTATTTTAAATATCATAAATAATTACCTCTAAACTTTTAATCTTCTTTTACGTCAATCAAATAAAACAAGTTATGATCTGTTGCCCATCTCATCATTCCCTGCCATACTTTTCATCTTCATTTACGTCGATTAAATAAAGCAATTTGTGATCTGCTGCCCATCTTATCATTCCCTGCCATCTATCAGATTTCCACCCATCACCTGAATCATGCCATCCACCTAAAATAAGAGGGATAGGCGGACCTCCAGCTTCATAACTCGATAAGCCTCTTTTCTCAAGTTTTTCTCCTGTGTTTTTCTCATAAGTGTTAATTAGTGATTGATGTATTTTAGCCCATTTAGGTGGTTGAGGACAAACATAATCGACATAATCTTTTATGTTATTTAAATCTAGCTCATTATTTATTGGTAGACTTAAATTCCCTAGAGG